TTGATGTATGGAAAGAATGTTTAAGGGTTCTAAAACCTGGTGGTCATCTATTATCATTCTCAGGTTCAAGAACATACCACAGAATGGCGGTAAGGATTGAGGACGCAGGGTTTGAGATTAGAGACCAAATCATGTGGGTGTATGGTTCAGGGTTTCCTAAATCACATAACATCGGTAAGGCGGTGGATAAGATACAAGGGAATGATAGGGAAGTAGTTGGTGAAATTAATACAAACAGTTTTGAAACTTGGGCGGATTTTACAGATAGAAATGAGTGGACAACTAAAAATAAAGAAAGAACAAAAGGAACAAGTGAATGGGAAGGATGGGGAACCGCACTAAAACCAGCACACGAACCAATCGTTATGGCAAGGAAACCAGTAAGTGAAAAGACAAACGCGGAGAATGTATTACGATGGGGAACAGGTGGATTGAATATTGATGATTGTAGGATTGGATATAATGATGATAAACCACATTCAATTCCAACAGAAAGAGATTTAGATAATGCAACAGGTTGGGCGGATAGATTAAAACGAACAGAAGATTGGGAACCAAACAACACAGGTAGATGGCCCGCAAATATAATCTTTGATGAGGATGCGGGAGAAGTATTAGACCAACAATCGGGAATTAAACAATACAATAAAGGAAGAGAAGAAGGAAACTATAAAGGTGGTCATAGAAAAGATTATGTTGGAACTGATGATAATCCTATTGTAAATAAAGTGGATGGTAAGTTCTTTAGTGATAAGGGTGGTGCAAGTCGTTTCTTCTATTGTCCTAAGGCGTCCAAGAAAGATAGGGATGAAGGGTTGGATAATTTTGAAGAAAAGGCACAACGACAATCATCAGGTGGTTCAAGAGACTTTAACGCAAGATGTGCAAACTGTGGAAAGAAGTTTATAGGTTCACCTGAAACAATATGTAGTTGTGATAATCCTATTACAGACAATACTGTGTTTAAAAAGAAGAACAATCACCCAACAGTTAAACCAACTGAGTTAATGTTATACTTAATCAAACTCGTAACACCAAAAGGTGGAACCGTACTTGAACCATTCATGGGATCAGGTTCAACAGGTAAAGCAGCAATCAGAGGTGGATTTGATTTTATAGGAATTGAGAAAGAAGAAGAATATCTAAAGATAGCAGAAGCAAGAATAGAACACGAATATGGAAGTAAACATAAATCTAACTAAGAAACAATCACAAGCGTGGAAACTCTTAATGGATAATACAACCAACGAAGTATTATACGGAGGGTCCGCTGGTGCTGGTAAATCATGGTTAGGTTGTTTATGGATTAGTACTCTGTGTCTTCAATACGCAGGGATTAGATGTTTGATTGGTAGAACAGTATTACAACAATTAAAACTAACCACACTCAATACCTTATTTGAGACCCTACAATCAATGGGATTAAAGTCAGGGGAACATTATGTCTACAATGGACAAAGTAATGTTATAACCTTTACAAACAAGTCTGAGATAGTATTAAAAGATTTACAGTACCAACCATCGGACCCAAACTTTGACAGTTTAGGTGGATTAGAACTTTCCGCTATCTTCGTAGATGAAGCTAGTCAAATATCACAACTTGCGTACAACATCTTAAAATCTCGTATGAGATTTAAATTGGACCAATATAATCTTATACCAAAGTTATTAATGACATGTAATCCTGGCCAAGTATGGTTGAAGAAGGTCTTCTATCTTCCGTACATTCAGGAAACCTTGCCAGACAACATGGCGTTTGTACCAGCACTCCCACTTGACAATCCACACTTACCAGCATCTTATATTGAGATGTTAAAGTCATTACCTCCACAACAAAGAAAGAGATTGTTAGAAGGTGATTGGAATTATATGGATGAGTCAGATAATCTATTTGACTTTGATAGTATATCCAATAGTGTGTTCTTAAACAAACCAAATCCAACAGATAAGAAATATATCTCAGTGGACGTAGCAAGGTTTGGTAGTGATAGGTCCGTGGCAATCGTTTGGAGTGGACTGGTGGTCTTAGAAGTGTTGGTGTATAGTAAGTTATCAACCACAGAATTATCGTCCGAAATAAGGGAACTAATACAGAAATACGGTGTACATCCAAATAATGTGATTGTGGATAGTGATGGAGTTGGTGGAGGTGTGGCAGACCAAATTAGAGGGACCAACTTTATCAACAACTCAAGACCATTACACGAACAGAACTTCAGTAATTTAAAGTCCCAATGTTATGTTAAACTATCTGAACTATTTAAAGAAGGGAAGATGAGTATTAATATATTGGAACCATCAACGATAGATGAATTAACACAAGAACTATTAGCAGTTAAATTAAAAGACGTTGATAGAGATAATAAAGTACAAGTACAATCCAAAGATGAGATGAAGAAGGTATTGGGAAAATCTCCCGATTTATCTGACGCATTAATGATGAGGATGTATTTTGAAATAAAAAGTATGAAAGCAACAGGAAGATATTCCATTGCGTTCGTAGGATAAAATATATACATATATGATTAAATTTAAAATTGAAGACAAAGAGTATAAAGTTCCTGACTTTATATCAGTAGAACATTACAGTAAGATTTATAAAATTAAAGACTTATTCAGTGATGATTATTTCGCAGCAAGATTAATGAACATTATATCTGAAGCACCAATTGAGGATTTGTTAGAATCAGATTATCAGGAGGTTAGTTATTTAGCAGCATACGTCATGTCATTAATCCCAATGGATAAAGTTGAATTTAAAGATAGATTTGAATTGGATGGTGTTCATTATGGGTTCTTCCCTAATTGGAAAGATATGACCTTTGCTGAGTTTGTGGATATGGATACAATCTCAACCAAGAAACCTGATGAGTTATTGGACATGTTACATATACTAGCAGCAGTAATGTTCAGACCAATCATAGAAGAAAAGTCAGAACATGACTTTAAGATTGAGAAGTATAATGTGGATAGTATGATACAAAGGTCTGAGTTATTTAAAAAGAAGTTAGATGTGAGGTACGTGCTTGGAGCACAAACTTTTTTTACCAAATTCGGAAACAGATTTTCAAGTTATTCCCTGCTGTCTTCGATTCCGAAACTTTCGACATGGACGAAGATAAAGCTCGTATGGAGTATGAGGAAGATGATTTGGGAAATAGTTTTCAAAAGACGTACGGTTGGTACCTTGTCGTCAACAGAATTACTTCAAACGATTTTACGAAGCACGAATTTGTCTATCAAAAAAAATTAATGGAGGTTCTCAATCAACTATCTTTCTTGATTCAATATGACCAAGAACAGATTAGATTACAAAGAAAGGCACAGGGACAAATAGTATAATTTCATAAAACGTATAGGATTATTTTATATTTACAAATAGATGAATACAAGTTCAATTAATTATAAACAGTTATTAACGTACTTCAGTTCAATAGCATACAACCACGAACAGATTAAATCATTCGGGTTTGGTGACCTTGCGCAGTGTACAAATGACATAACAACCAAACAGGAACCCAAATATACAAGAATGTATATTGTGCCAGGTCAGGTTAACTTAGAAGAAAATCATCTTGTATATAATTTATCCATTATAATTATGGATAGAGTTGAGGATGACCAATCCAACCAAAGTGAGGTAATGTCTGATACTTTGGAGATTGCGAAAGACATATGGACCGTTATATTACAATCATTTACAGCAGCACAAGGAGACTTTAGTTTTGATTTGGTTGTAAATCAAAGACCTGATGTTATTCCATTCTTAGAAAGATTTGAAACAATCTTAGGTGGATGGACATTGAACTTATCATTCCAAGTAGGATTTGACTATAACAGTTGTACACCACCAGTACTTGGAAACTTCCAATTCCCTGAAGATGAACAATTTACAAGTTACCAATTCATTTTAAATAAATTTGAGGAGTTTGCTGATTTACATCAACAAGTAAACTCATATGGATTTGGTGACGTAGAACAATTAACAAACGATATAATAACAAAACAGGAACCTGAATATCCTCGTATGTATGTTACACCTGAATCAACACATTTTGAAACAGGTTTAATACATGTAGGATGGAAGGTGTTCTTTGTAGATAAACTAAATAACGATATTTCAAATCAACAGGATGTATTATCTGACCAATTAGAAATAGTAAAAGACTTTTTTGCTAAGTTGTATTTGTCAGACTTTGAAGCAGGTTGGGACGCATCAGTTCAACCATTCTATGAGAAGACAGAAACAATCTTATCAGGATGGATATTAGACTTTCACTTTGTACAGAAGTTTGCGTACGATAGATGTGTACTTCCTATATTACCATTTATACCTGGTAGTACATGGATTGAACTTGCTGAACTTTGGAAGAACGTTAATACAGATTGGGAAAACACTTAAAACACAAAATATAATATAAAATGGGTCAATTAACTAATTTATACGTATCACAATCCTTTCAAGGTCTTTTAAAGATGACCGATAGTACCAATGGATTAACAAATACATTACAAACCGTACAAACAGGTGATGGAGATAATTCACCTTTACAGATGAGTTTAACTGAGGTAAACATCTCAGGTTCTTTCTTAATAAATAACGTTCCATTCACAGGAGGAACAGTTGGTTCATCAGGAACTAGTGGAACATCAGGTCAAGCAGGAAGTTCAGGAACATCTGGTACAAGTGGTCTTGCTGGTTCTTCAGGAACTAGTGGAACATCGGGTTCTTCAGGTACCAGTGGTAGTGATGGTTCATCAGGTACAAGTGGAAGTTCAGGTACATCTGGAAGTAGTGGTACTTCAGGAACATCTTTTAGATGGATGGGTAATTTTAGTCCATTTTCAACATATCAAATAAATGATGTTGTTAGTTATAATGGTAGTTCATATATAAGTTTACAATTAAGTGTAGGTCAATTTCCACCAAGTAGTCCATCATATTGGAGTTTAATGGCACAAGCAGGAACTAATGGTACTAGTGGAACATCAGGTAGTAGTGGTACTTCAGGTACGTCAGGTACTAGTGGTTCATCGGGTACTTCAGGAGGAACTGGTTCATCAGGAACGAGTGGAACTTCAGGTACTAGTGGAGGAACAGGAAGTAGTGGTACATCAGGAACATCTGGTCAAGCAGGAAGTTCAGGAACAGCGGGTACTTCAGGTACGTCAGGTACAAGTACAATTGTTGATACAGGTTCATTTGCTACAACAGGTTCAAATATATTCATAGGTAATCAAACATTAACAGGTTCATTCAATCAAACAGGTTCAATGAACATTATTGGTAATCCAAGTGACCCAAGTGCTAGATTAGTAAGAGTAGGTGATGAAAATTATGGTGTAGTTGATATTTCAAATAATGGTACACTTACCGCAACAAATGAAGTTAAATTAGATAGTATTAGTAACTGGAACACAGTAGGTAATGTTCCAATAGTAATTAGTAACGCAATAGGTAATATAAGTATATCACCAAGAACAGTTACAGGTAGTATTAATTTAGGTGCTAATACTTCATCAATGGTAAATGTAACAGGTAGTTTAATTGTTGGAGGAAACACAACCTTATCAGGTTCATTAATTGGTAATACTGTTAATAGTGGTATTATAAAAATACAATCAGAATTAAACACATCAAGTAGTGCCGTTATACCATTTGGTTATATAACAAGTTCTAATCCTGATTTACAAACCAATATAATGTTTGGTACTAATACAGCGACAACTGGTTCAGGTTTATTAACCTTTCAAACAGGTTCAATCGTTATATCAGGTTCAAATAATATAATTTTAAATAGTAATAGAAATAATACATTAGTTAATCAAGGAACATATGGTTATATTGGAGGTAGTGGTAATATTGGTAATGTAATACCAACATTAGGAACTGGTTCATTATTAAGACCAACTATAGCTTTTAACGCGTTACAATCATTTCTAAACTTACAATTTACTACAAGTTCATTAACGGTACCAGCAATAACAAATAATTTAATATATAATGGTGTTACTATAAATCATCAGAGTGGTTCATTATCTTATTCAAATAATCTAAATCTTGGTAGTGTTACATCAACCGCAAACAATATTACATTACCATTCTTAACAACAATACAACAAAACTATTTTGGTGGTAGTTCAATAACATTACAACATATTAGTTCATCAATAACAGCAACAAATAATATTGTAGGTGGTGCGGCATTTACTGTTACTAACTTAGTTTCAAGTTCAGTAT